CTCCAGCTGATGCAGTAAATCCGTTGATTCCCTGACCTACCATTCCAAATGCTTTCTGCATCTCAAACATCTTACCAACAACTTTACCTACTCCAACTATGAGTAATCCAATTGCCAATGATGGTTTCTTTAATGCCGCAGTTATTTGATTTGAAATTGCATTTAATCTACCTTTCATCTCCGCCGCTTCTTTATTCAACTCTTTGTATGCCTCTACTTCAGCATCAGTCAATCCATGCATTACTTCAAGTTCACGATTCGCAGCTACTAAGTTTTTATTAAAATCTCCTACTATACTAGACAATTGTGAATTACCCGCTATTATTGTCGCGTTATCTTTGATATGCTGTTGATAACTATCTGTTTGGGATTGTAAATTAGCCGCTGCCGCTTGTTGTTCTTCTTTAGTACCCGATGCTGCAGCTAAAACATCTCTCTGTGCTTCGGCAACCGCTAATCCTTTTTTTGCAAATTCAGCGGCAAATGTTATATCAGCGGGGTCAGTTAAACTAACTTGAATCTTAGTTAATGATTTAAGTTGTTTATCCATTGAAGTGAACGACTTACCTAACGCAGTAGTTGCTCTTTCTGATATGGATATCTGAGATGCTAAATCACTAAAATCCGAAACAGTGGTTTTTATACCTTTTGCTTTGTTAATATAGGCTTCGGTTTTACTAATCTTTTCTTGCAAGTCAGCAATAGCATCCGCATCACCCCTTTGTTGAGCAGCAGCTAGGTCAGCCTGTTGTCTGGCTAAATTTTCGGTTGCCTTAGCTTCGGCATTAATTAGTTTTACTTTATCTGACATTTAATTATTTCTTCTTATTAATCTTATCTAAGATTTTTTGCAAATCATCTAAAGAATCACTTGTATTTCTAAGTGCTTTTGCTAATTCTGGATTTCTTTCCGCAGATTTTTCTATGAAATACTTATCTAATCCTCTTTTATAAGAATCCATAAAACTATCTACGAATTTGTTAAGAATCCCTTCTTTTATAGGTTGTTTCATTGTGAGTATATTTTTACTAATATAAATATTGGATAAAAAAATAAGGGGATATTACTCCCCTTATTTTATCTCATTCTTACTTTAGATGATGGAGCTTTAACCTTCCTACTCATCTTATCATGCTCTTCTTTTTCTTTCTTTTTAAGGTCTATCAATTTCTTAAGATAGAACCTTCTCCAATGTATCGGCATCGTATATACATCTTTCCAAGTGAACCCATTACCATATTGAACCAAGCTCCAAATTTCTTCGTGAAGTTGGGTAGAGTAATTAGTTGGAAGGGTAAAAAAATGAAACCCCAAATGGTATATCTAGCGCCTCCGTCTCACCAGTTATATCCGAAGTGAATTGAAATTTCAAATCCAAATCAGGTGCAAATTCTCTAACATGAGCTCTCAATGCTCTACTATCTTGCGCCAATAACTGATTGCTTACCCAATTGTTAATGAATCCTCTTTCTGCATTACCTTCTACTTCGATTATCATTTTTCTTAATCTAGTAGTAACTTCAACCGGATTAGCCCCTTTTGATAATTTTTCTAATGCTGCAACTTCCGCCTGAACATCTTTCTCATCTCTGTGTGATAATAATTTAAATTTGATTTTCTTACCAGTCTGAGGAAGAGTAAATTCGTATTTATTATCTCTTTTTAATTTAGTATAATCAATATCCTTTGTTTTTACTTTGGATAAATCGATTGTTACTTGCTGTCTTTCTCCACTAAAAGGGTCTGTTAATTCAACTTGATAATTAGCACCATATCCTAAAATACGAGTTGCTAACATAATAGCGTTCTTATCACCTGTAACTAAATCATCGATTGATGTATCTACTACTACAGATTCTAACAACTTATCTAATACTATACCTTTTTTAATTAGGTTCTGTGAAGAAAGAATATCTTCTTCCTTTGCGGTCATATACTTTATCGTAACTTGTCCGCTCGCCAATGGATGCCCCTCAGGGTAACATTTTCCTTCTGATGGTAATGATATAACCTCAGTTGGGAATTCATAATTTTTGTCTGCCATAATAATAACTTATTGTTTGTATATAAATATATATATCACAAATTTTCAAAACAAAAAAAGGGGATAACATTTCTGTTTCCCCTTTTATATTTTATTTTTGATTAGAATTCTAAGATTGCGTAATCGTAAGTTAAAGTAATTTCGATTGATGCAGGGTCTGTAGCATTACTCCAATCCAAGTCACCGAAGTTAGCTTGAGAGATAAATGCTCCTTTTAATTTCCATTGCTCAATCTTATCACCTACTGGACCTAACATATAGAAATCCACATCCTTCTTATAGAATTCTGCGTATCCATCTCTACCTGTTAATGATTCGTGAGATGTTCTAATCCACTCCATTACCGCCTGTGCTCCAGATGGAACAATCGGGTCGAATAATGTAAGGGCCACGTCTTGCCAATCTCCTTTACCTTTCAACTTTCTTTTTACGTTGATATGGTCTAATACAACTGTTTCAAACTGAATTGTTGGTCTGTTTGCCACTCTTACTAAGTATGAAGGAATACCATCGATTTCCACGATGAATCTGTTCTTCATCTTTGGTTCGAAATTGGTATAAAACATTTCGTTAAATTCTAATACTTCTGCCATTTTATTACTTTATTTTATATAAATATTAGTTATTCAAATTATACACTAAAAGTTGCTCCAGTCGGTAAGATATTGAAATCTATTACGATAAATTCAGCAGTTTTAGCAGGTTGTAAGAACACAGAACCTTGTAAAATGTTTCTGTCAATTACATCTGGTGTATTATTTGTTTCATCCATAACCACTCTAAATGCGTAAAGTCCTTGTCTTTGTTGAACACTCTCTAAGTAAGGGTTTACTGTATTTAGGAATTTAGCTCTTGTCTGTCCTGTGTTTTGTTCGAATATTAAGAATCTTGATGTAGATGCAACGAACTTCTTCAAGTTAATTAACAATCTTCTCACATTGATTCTATCTAATGCAGATGAACTTTCTTGTAATGTTTTCTGTCCGAATGCACTAATACCTTGTCCAGGAAATGCCGCAATTGGATTTACCTTTCCTTCATATAATGTATCTCTTTCAGATTGAGTTAATCTATTCATTACTTGAACCGCTCCTTGAATACCACCTCTGTTTAAACCAGCTGGTGCGAACCATTCTGCACCTAATCTATCATTCTGTGCGTATGTACCTACCAATAATACTGATGGTGGGACAGGTAACAATCTGTTTGTAAGAGAATCTACAGTTTTTACCCATGGGTAATATGTGCCAACATAATTCGAATCTACCAATCCTGCCTGTTCTACTGCAGTTGAAATACTACTATCTGCTCCAACAAAATCTGCGATATAAAATACATCTTCTCTTGCTTCACATACATCTATAGCTCTATCTACTAATTCATCGTGTAATTCTCTTATAAGTCCAGGTGTAACCAATAAATTAATATCAATTTCATCTGCGTTTGAAATAGTGTTCAATGCTTTTACATATGCTTTACCACCCCAAGTAGTTAAAGTATCACAATCAAATCCCTGTGTATTGGTATTAGTTATATCCGCGCCTTTTTTGATTGGAATAATTGGATTAATTCCATTATATCCTCCTTGTAAAGCTAAACAGAAATTTCTTTTTGATATTTCAGCTGCTGCAGTTGAACCACTTAGAACTTCCGCTGCCAATCCAACATTAACGTCCAATCCAAACACTTGGTTTGAACCAGTTCCAGCACTATTCGGAATTGGTTTCAAATAGTTTTTATTATTTTTTCCGTCAGTAATATCAGAATCACCGAATTCAAATCCACTTGAATTTACACCATTTGTAGATGCAACTGAATATTTTACTACTGGAACATCAAGTGAGGTAAGAGTACCACCTGATATTCTAACCGGTAATTCATATCCTGCAAATCCAAAAGGAACTGCATTTAGTGGGTATGTACCTTCCGATGCAGTCTCTATGTATATAAATTTACTTTTATTTGAATAATCTCCAAATTCTTTTATTTTACCATCTGCTTCAATTTGAATATATCTGTCTCCAATTCTTCTATTTATAAAATTAGGAGAATTAGGATTTAAGTTTAAGTTATTGTAAGTCTCTAAAACAACTTTTCTTTTATCGGTATCATTAAAATCTCTAACAGTCAATGTAAATGTACCATAATCGTTATCTACTATTTTTACGTTGGAAATTTGTATCTTAAATCTAGTATTCTCGTTTTCACCATGTGCAAGTGTTTTAACTTTAAATAAGTTATATCGACTGTCACCATTAAATCGCTGAGATAAAATCCATGGTGTGTTAGCCTGAGAATACCCATTATCTACATTTACAAAATTTTGTGGAGGTAATGCTTCTACTACTATCGCACCTCCTTCTCCACCAGTATATGAGCCACTTATCAAACTAGTTTCATCAAATAGTATATTAGAATATTTAGTTTTTTCAGATGATGGTGATGTACCCAATACTTTATCGATTGAACTAGTCTGCGTTAAATCTATAGATACCGTATAAGGTGCTGACCCCAATGTAAGAACTATTGTTTTAGTACCAGCTATATGAACGCCAGAAACGTTCGTTGCATTTGATGATGTACTTTCAAGAACGGAAATAAGTCTTTTATCACCAGTTGCATCCTCTCCATATACTGCATAACTTCCACCGCTTCCTCCGGCTAATGTAGTATGCCCATCTGTACCTGCTACTCTAACTACGGTTACTGAACCGGCATCTCTTAAATAATTCTGTACTGTATAACCTGTGTAATAATCTTTCGGTGTTCCGAAGATTTGTTCGTATTCAGCTTGTGACGTTACTAACGTAGGAACGAATGCAGGTCCCTTTTCTGTAGGGCCTACAACAGCTGCACCTATCTGTGATATACCTTGTGGTAAGAAAGAAAGGTCATTTTCTCTCGTAAATACACCAGGCGATACAATTTTTTCTGCCATATTAATTGTTGTTTAATTTTTGTTTACTACTATAAATATCAAAAGAAACCTCCAAAATATTATTGTGCGGGTTTAAATTCTCCTGTTATTAAATCTACCGTTCCTTCTCCGTATGAAGTTTTTAATTTTTCAAATAAATCCGCCTCTTTTTTTTGAATTTCTTTTAAAGCGTCATAGTTTACTTCATTCTCTTCTTCCAATTCTTTGATTCTTGATTGAACTGAACCGATGTTAGCAAATACATTAGCGAACTCTGTTCTTAATTCATTAATCAATTGTAACTCTTCTTGCGATAACTGTTTGTTTTCCATTTTTATATTTTGGTTTGTTTATACTAATATATATCTATAAATATCACGATAATTCCGTAACCTTATATTTAGCCCCAAAATTATCTAAACTTTCTAATTCTTCCGCTTTTTCAGTAGCTTCTTCCTCCGTTTCGAAGATTTCAATCCCCTCAAAGGTATAATCTTTGGAAACATAGATTCTCTCTAACACTTTTCCATCTACTACTAATTGTTTTGTTATCTTAAACATATTATATTATTTTATTATCCTGTTGCAGTTGAACCGAATCCACTTTGTAATCCTGCAAAATTAGTTCTTGCTCTTGCAAAAATAGTAGCCCCAGTCTTATAGTTTAATGTGTTGGAACTATATGTGGTAAAAGTTGCTAATATAGAACTAAATCCACTATCAGATGCTATCTGTATATCATAAGAATAGTTTGCAGTAATCGCAGTCGAACC